ACTTGTTGCCGAGCGTGCGATCTTCTTCGTTCTTCTACCATTCTTTCGCTTTAATGGTGACGCTGGCATGAGAACTGTCAGCGCAGATATTTCCAGAGATGAACAAATTCATGTGGCTACCAATAGTTTGGTTCATACTGAGCTGGGGTATAACATCAGTCCTAGTCTTGACAAACTCCGAAAGGCTACTATCAACTGGGTGATGCAACCCCTAGGCAACCACGCCGACAAGTATCTCAACAAAAAATTTTGGCTGGACTCCAGCGATCGGCTGATGTATGAGGGCAAAGCACCTCAACTAGCTGAGACCAAAGCTGCTCGGATGCCAGCGTTCTTCGAGCACTCGAATGTCAACCTCCCACAATACGCTTAAGTTCCAGTACGAAAAACTGGACATGATCCAGGCTCGGCTTGCGGAAGCTTTCCCGGCTGAGCCAATCAAACCAACAGATCAACCACCCGAAATCTACTACAGGGCTGGTCAAGCCAGTGTTGTTTCTTTCATAAACCAACTAATCGAAGAAGACTAATGTGTGTAAACATTGCAAGCTTGCTTGGCTTCAACCCTCCCAAGCCGCCCGATCCGCCGAAGCTTCCGCCGATCCAGAGGCAAAACCCCAAGCAACCTGAGGCACCACCACCGCCGCGCCCCATTGCTGACAAAGACGAAAAGAAACCTAAGGTTGACTTCGCTAAGAAAATGTCAACGACTAAGGCTAAGCGCGTGGGCGCTAGTGACCTAAAGATTCCGCTGCAACAAACCTCGTCTGGTGGAACTACCGGAGGTCTAAATGTCTAAAGCGAAAGAACGGTACAGTCAACTGTCATCTGACAGGCATCAATTCCTTGACACAGCAGTTGAGTGTTCTGAACTGACGCTGCCTCACCTTATTACTGACGACTTACGTGTACGTCAGAATCACAAGAGGCTGACCACGCCATGGCAATCCGTCGGTGCAAAGTCAGTTGTCACACTCGCGGCCAAGCTCATGCTTGCGCTGCTCCCTCCCCAAACTACGTTCTTCAAACTGCAAGTACGTGACGACAAGTTGGGCGAGGACTTACCTCAGAATGTAAGAAGTGAGCTTGACCTTTCCTTCTCCAAAATGGAGCGGATGGTCATGGACAAGATTGCTGCATCCAGTGATCGTGTCGTTGTTCACCAGGCTCTCAAGCACCTGATCGTCGGCGGTAACGCTTTGATCTTCATGGGCAAGGATGGTCTGAAGAACTTCCCTCTCAATCGCTACGTAGTCAGCCGTGATGGTAACGGTTACGTGTGCGAGATCGTCACAAAAGAGCTTGTCAACCGCAAGCTGCTCGGCATCAATCCTATGCCTGACCCCAACTCTGTGTCGGGCAAAGGTGACAACGATGAAGATGCTGAGGTTTATACATACGTACGTCGCCAAGACAATGGCGGCTGGGTGTGGCACCAGGAGGTCGATGACATGATCATCGAAGGCTCCCGTAGCACTGCTCCTAAAGACGCAAGCCCGTGGCTGGTCCTCCGATTCAACGCTGTTGACGGTGAGGATTACGGACGCGGACGTGTTGAAGAGTTCTTGGGTGACCTTCGGTCTCTCGAAGCTCTCAGTCAAGCCTTGATCGAAGGCAGTGCAGCAGCAGCAAAGGTTGTGTTCCTTGTGAACCCGGCTGCTACTACCAAGCCACAGACCATTGCCAAAGCTGGCAACGGTGCAATCGTGCAGGGCCGACCGGAAGACGTGAGCGTCGTCCAAGTAGGCAAGACTGCTGACTTTGCTACTGCCTCACAGATGGCACAGCAGATCGAGCGTCGCCTTGGCGAAGCCTTCCTGCTGCTGAACATCCGTCAGTCGGAGCGCACTACAGCAGAAGAGGTACGCCTCACGCAACTCGAACTAGAACAGCAACTGGGCGGACTGTTCAGCCTGCTGACTGTTGAGTTTTTGAAGCCTTACCTAGCTCGGACCTTGATGGTCATGACGCGCAGTGGACAGCTTCCCAAGATTCCAAAAGACTATGTCCAGCCACAGATCGTGGCAGGTGTAAACGCACTTGGACGTGGTCAAGACCGAGAAAGCCTTACCGCTTTCATCGGCACCATTGCTCAGACACTTGGACCTGAAGCGTTGATGAAATATATCGATGCGTCAGAAGCAATCAAGCGTCTGGCTGCTGCTCAAGGTATTGATGTACTGAACTTGGTTAAGACCCAGGAACAGATGCAACAAGAGATGCAACAGCAGATGGGCATGGCAAGCCAGAAATCTCTTGTCGATCAAGCAGGTCAACTTGCTAGGGCTCCAATGATGGACCCCAGTAAAAACCCTGAAGCGATGGAGATGGCTCAACAAATGATCCAACCACCCATACCAAATGGCTGAAACATTTACTTATGACAACACCCCCGACGCAGAGGTCCTGACCGCAGAGGAACAGGATTCTCTGGAGGTGGGTGAAAAACTTATGGAGCAGCAGGACAGCCTGCTTGCTGGTAAGTATAAAGATGCTCAAGATCTTGAAGCTGCATACCTGGAACTTCAAAAGAAACTAGGTGAAGGTAGTGATGACGGGGCGGAAGAATTTCAAGAAGAAGAGGAACAGACAGAAGAAGAGACTGAACTGTCTGTTGCTGGCGAAATGATTTCTGCTGCATCTGAGGAGTTTGCAGAAACTGGTCAGATGTCACAAGAAACACGTGACGCACTAGCTGAGCTAAGCAGCGAAGAGCTGCTCGATGCCTACATGTCTATGCAACAGCCTCCAGCTCCTGACCTAACTGATTCAGATGTTTCTAGGCTCAAAGATTCTGTAGGTGGAGAAGAGGCGTACGACCAGATTACTAACTGGGCAGCTCAATCTTTGTCTGACGCTGACCTAGATGCTTTCAATGCTACCGTTGAGAACGGTTCACTGGCTCAGATCCAACTAATGATGGCTGGTCTCAACGCTCGTTACCAAGCTGAGAATGGGTACGAAGGTACACAACTTCAAGGCAAACCTCCTAGCAGCTCTGGTGATAAGTTCCGCAGTCAAGCTGAGGTTGTTGAAGCAATCAACGACCCACGGTACGATCGTGACCCTGCTTACAGGAACGACGTGCTGATGAAACTTGAAAGATCTGACGTTGAATTTTAATGACAACTGTAACTGAAGACAGAGGTCGCCTAAACCTCTACGCAAAAGAACCACCCATGGAGATTATCGACGTGTACGAAACTCACAATGAAAAGGCTGAGAAGCTTAATGGTCGTCTTGCTATGCTTGGCGTCATGGCGGCTATCGGTGCCTATGCAATCACTGGTCAAATTATCCCCGGTATCTGGTAATGCCCTACGGTAAAGGAACTTACGGCTCAAAAGTTGGTCGTCCTAAAAAGAAAATGTCCACTGGACAAAAGAAGATTGCACGTGCTGCTGGCAATCCACGTAAAATTGAAGCCGCTGATTTCAAGAAACTTCGCCGTAAAAAGTGATGGCACACAAGAAAGGTTGTTCCTGTAAGGGAGGCAAGAAAGGTGGCAAAAAACGTTAGCCTTAAGATGGGCAAACACAAGTCCCGCAAAGGTGGCCTCACTGCTGCGGGACGTGCTAAGTACAACAGAGAAACTGGCTCCAACCTGAAGGCTCCTCAGCCTGGTGGTGGTGCACGTAAGCGTTCTTTCTGTGCTCGTATGTCGGGAAACAAAGGACCAATGAAAGATTCAAAGGGTCGTCCTACTAGGAAGGCTCTTGCCCTACGACGCTGGAAGTGTTAATCATGCCTGCAAAG